GGACAATCCGCCGAAGGCATAGGCTGGCTTCAAGATGTCGGGAACCGGCCGGCCGATGAACGTCAACAATCGCGATTTGTGGATTTCACTCCCCATGACATACCAGACCTCTGGATTGTACCAGGAGGGCACGAGCGGGTTTTGAGCGTTATAGGTCGTCGGGTAGCACCAGATCGGCTCAATGGTGCGGATGGCCTTTAGAAAGCCCTTGCTATTGGCAACCTTCTCTTGAGTGACGCGGTTCCGGCCGTTGCCAATGTCCGTTTTCATCTCGGGATCATTGAGGCGATCGACATTGATGCCCTTGGTATCGAGCAAGAGATGAGCGATCCCGAAGAACGAATCTTGCGCCGCCGCCGCCTTGAAATTACTGCGGACCTTTAGTTCATTCTCGAAATCGACGAGTTCTTTAATCTTGGCCTCGATCTCCTTGTTTCGGGAATCGGTCCTGGCCTGATCGCCACGGCGTTTCGAGGCTAGATCGTCCTCATTGAACGGTTTCGGCTTGTCCTTGGTTTTGGTGCTTTCGTCCTGGACGCCGCGGAACTCCGTCCATTTGCGGACCATCTCCTCGGCCCGGATTTCACCAAATAGGCGGAACTCGGGGCGTTGCGCCAATTCGGAGAGATAGGGATATCCGAGAAATAAAAGGCGCTCAGATACCGCGTTGCCGAGAATGCCGCCTGCCTGCCAGGCTTGAGCCGCGAAACTGTTGTTTTGAACGAGGGCACTGTCTTGCGCCATGCGGAGGTTTTTGTCCTTCGGGGGCATCGCGCGTTCCGGAAATAGAAACCGGTGCTCGGTCTCCATTTTGAACGGATTCCATTCCTCTGTCCGCTGGCGGCTTCGCGCGCTCTTCTTTGCCTGATCCATGCTCATTTGCATCAGATTGGCGATGTCTTCCATGGACGGGCCGCGGCGAGGTTCGGCAGCGGCCCCAGCCGGTTTTGCTTGCGACGCATGCGAACTGCTTGGTCCAGCGGCGCGGCGCTTCTTCGGACCCGAGTTCGGCCGGGCTCCTCCCCATCCCCCAGCCATTAATTCAAGTCCTTTACGTCCAACCCGTTCGCGCGGGCTTCATCGACCGATTTCTGACCGGCGGCGAAACACACTGCGGCAACGGGGCCAAGGATCGCGCCCATATCGGTCTGTTGTTTCGCGGTGAGACCCACGGCGGCCATCTTGAGCGCGGCGCCGAGAAGAGACAATTTCATGGCACGGAAGGACTCGGGGCATGCCTGCGCCCAACGCGGGAAGTTCTTGGGATCAAGTGCCTCGTCAATCTTAGCGGTCGGATCATCTGCCATGGCGCGTCCCCTTGAACTTGAAAATCTATAGGATCATGCACTTGAACATGAAACGAGAAAACGTCAATGGCGGCGCCGATGGGGAAGCGCGCCCGCCCGCTGGATCAGCTCTTGGTTGATGATGATCTGATTCGTAGTGCCCGGAGCGAAATCGATCATCACGGCATCGGCATAGTTCGGGGACGGCATCCCGCTCGGCTTCTTGTTGATAACCATCTTGCCAACGGCGTTCTGGGCATAAGTGGCTTGGCTCAATTCGGAGACAAGCTTTTGCCAATTCTTGGCCTTGGTCGAGATCGATAGGATTTCATCCGGATCGCACGCCTTGCCTTCCTTTACCCATCGATGCGTTTTCTGGATACGTTTGCGAAGCGACCACCACCCTTGCGCTTTGTGATTTGCGAAATAATCCTGGTTCGTGCGCCCCTTGTCGCCTTCATCAATCCCCGTAGTGCCCTCGACGATGCCCTCTGGGTCAGTCACGCCGGCCGAACCGCGCCATCCCTCCGCCTTATGAACGCGAGCCCCTAAGGAAAGACGCTTTTCGTTGATGACGCGCATGTCGCCGCGGACACCCGCCCCAAGCCCATCCTCATCGTAGCGAAATCCGTGATAGCCATGCTCGTCACAAATATTCACGGCCCGTTGAGTGGTCTCGTAGATATCGCTCCCCTTGCCGCTCCATTCCTCAAGGTGCTGGATTTCGACTCCAAAGGCACCGCAAAATGCGTTCTTGTCGGGACCCTCATCGGCCACGTCGAGGGCGGCATGTTTGGAGCCAGATGGCTTAATCCCGAGCTTTTCGCACGCATCGATGCAAGACCGCACCCATTCCGCCGGGATCACGACACCAGCTACCGATGCCAGATAGTCGCGATCGATCTCCTGCGCCACCACGATTTCATCCAGCTCGGCGCATTGCTTGGCGTACCAGGCATCGTCTTTCCGAGGGTCCTGTCTCCAATCGAAAATGAACGGCTCGATCTTTCCACCGTGGCGTTTTTGAGCGAAGGGGTTGTTCATTCCCTTAACCGATGAAATGTCTTGGCGGCAATTTGTCGTCTGGGAAAGGGACATATCGACAAGGTGCGCCCGTTCAATATGGGCGGCCTCGTCGAGAAAATAGATTGCTTCACGATCGCCGCGCCCGATGTCGTCACCGGCTTCCCCTACGATCAACGATCCGCTTTCTGGGAAGGCTATTCGCATGAACGGCGCATCGCGCCATGACACATACCCGCCGCGGAATTCCTCTGGAAGGTGGTCCATGAACATCCGGCCCTTGGGCAAGATCGGCTTCAGGGTTCCGATCTTATCGACGTATTCCTCTTTGCGGCTGCCGAAGCCTATGGCCAGGCCGTCGTAGAATAAGCACAGCGTGCAAGCTAGGGACACCGCGAGCCATGTAATGCCACAATCCCGCGACTTCTCGGTCAGGCCCGGTTCCTGGGCTCGCCATTTGCGGATTATGTAGTCGATCCATTCGCGCTGACGATCGAAGAGCAGAAAGGGCACTACGGTCGGAAGGCCGCGCTCTGCATTCCGGGGGTCGAAGGTGACACCCCAATCATTGATAAATTCGGCGGGGTTCTCGCGATAATAAAGCTTCAGGTCTGGCAATAGATCGGGGCGAGCCCGGATGCGCAACAATGTCTCGGCGCGTTGCTCAAAAACCTCGGCGTAATCCGGATTTTTAAAATCGAACGCCATCGGTCCTCCGGCTAAGCGCGGCCTCCTTACGAGATCAAGACAACCATTTCAGCGCTCGGATTATTTTCCCCGCCGTATACCTCGCAGCGGCGCGTCACCATGACATCATCTGGCACGATTCCGAAAGGGTTATCCGAGATGATCATGATGGTCATGTCGTCCCGGTCGATCATTTCTAGGGCTTTGCGCAGATCGCCAACGGTCATCCCGGTTTTCCTATTTTTCCTATGTCAGACACAGATAATTTGATCTGAAAGACCGGATCGAGCCTATCCCCGTTTACAGTTACGATGATCTTGTCGTGTCCGCCATGAAAGGACGAATCCAATACGCCATCAGCGGGATATTCTTTTAGCTTTTCGAGCAGTTCGGAAACGGTCATGTTTTTCAACCTTTGTGTAAGATATTAAGAGGGACGGTTTGATTCTAATATATCGTAACTGCGTCGAAACCGTCTTTATCTTCCTCAACATCGGCAAGGCGCCGTTCCTCTTCCATGAACCTCCTAACCTTTTCGATCTCGATAAAATGAACTCCACAAAGTCCAACGTCGGTCAATGAAAATACTTCGAGATTATCAGGCATGGCCTCAAGTGCCTTGCGTAGTTCAGCGACGGTCATTGGAAATCATCTTTGGTTGGTGTGTGAAGAAAGATCGACAGTTTCACTATACGATCTTTCTTCTCTTCGTCCGTTAGGTCGGGGGCGATCACCGTAACGAGTTTTTCGCAGTAGGCTATTCATCTAACGCCTCTTCTGCGCTTGCGCTGCGCCGGGTGCCTATCATGACGACAGGCAATGATCTCATTTCATTCACCAAGCCGCATCTTCGCGATATTCTTACGAAGCTGATCGAGGGATGGGACGGACGATACTTCGCCGAATGGATGGACCAAACGCGCGGATTCAGTCTCGCGTGCCTTGTTGGCTGAGTCCCGGAGGTTTTGCTGGATCTGTTTGCGAACGGCTTCCATGATGATCGAAACCCCTTGCGCTTCCGCGTAGATTTTCTCGCGGCGTTTCAGTTCTTCGATAGATGGCGCATGGGCAACGCCGGGAACGCCGGCCGGGCGCGTTTCGACGGTAAAAGAGCCGACAATTGCGCCGTGGTCCACCATAACACTTTGGAGATAATTGACTGGGGCTTCATTTGGCGTAAGAGCCGTAAGATATTCCCGAACCGATTTCTGCATCAACGCCTCGAAATAACAGCGGCATGCTTCGACATCGTTCAAATCTGGCTCTGATGGCACCAAGCGGGTTTCTTTCTGAGGCGCGTCAACCTTATCTGGCAACCGGAAATCTTCCTTTGCATAGAAGGCCAAGACAACCTTCTGAAATACCGCAAGCCCTCCTATGCCTGTCCCATCGATCGTATATGCTATATGAGAGCAGTACTCCCCATCGATGATCTCGCCGCTCTTATAGAGAGCCTTGTATTTCTCGAAATCTTGGAAGTTCGTAAACTTCTCGACGCGCTCGCCTTTAAAATCGAAAGTCATCCGAATGGCCCTCTCCGTAAGTTGGTGGACGAAACGATCAGAAACACGGTAAAGCCGCCAAAGATGATGGTGGCTAGGGTGAACCAAGCCATGAACCAATCAAGCGGGGTCATCTAACGATGCCCTCTGAATGAAAATAAGCGCAAGAATCCCCTTTAAGCCGGTGAAGAGACGCAAGGTCTGGCTCATTCTGGCAAACCGTTTTGCAATCCTCAATCGAGGGACGGCCCCGCGAAAAGCAAACCGCATCGCCACTATTGAATGTCATGCACCCATAACTTACTCGGCAATCCGGTGCAGACCAAGCAGCTATTGGGGATGCGATCAAGAACAACACTACTTCCAATTTGATAATATTCATGCGCCTTCACCCTTCTTCTTCTGGCACCTCATCTCGCGCTGCGCCAGCCGCCTATCATGACGATTGCGGCAATCTACTTCATATTTTGCTTCGCCACTCATAAAACCCTCAGCTCCATTGTAGGTCAGGGTGACAATATCGCCCGGCGCCAAGCCAGGAAATTCCGATCCAGTCCCAGTAAACAGGGGTCCGCGACTTCGATCCGTGAATGTGAAGAACGCCCGACCGCTCATTTCCCTTCCGCCTTCTTTTTCTCATGTCGCAGCCAAGTCGATTTGGGAACGCCTGCGACTTCCCAAGGATAAGGCTCGGTTCGTTTTGGCCGGCCGCGGCGGGGAGGGTTGCTGGGTGCAGCGGTTTGCCCTTCTGGTGGCGCGCTAACGGTCTCTTGACTGCTTGATAGCGGTTCGGAATGATCCAGATCTGTGCGGCCATGTAAGCCACCTCCGATCACCTCTGGCTCAACCACCACCGTCAAAGGCAAAACCCGAAGGTTCGACCGCTCTGTCGGGCTTACCGCGCCGCCCCAGAAATATTCTCCGTATCCGTCATAAGCATCCGGCATCACGGTGCCGCCGCTCATCGAATGGCTTGAGGACTTAAGCCCTACCTTGCCATTGTGGAGAAATAGGCCCGGCCGGCATTTCTTGAGGGTGACGATCGGGCCGGCGGCGATGAGGCGAAGGGAATCGGTCATTTTGGGGTGCCCTTCTTTTGACGGCGGCGATAATAAAGCGCCTTGGATATGCCTTCAGCCTCCCATGGCCGGACGCCTTCCGTCTTAGGGCGTCCGCGCCCTTTTGGAACAGCAAGCGGCGCCGCGGCCTTCTCGGCTTTAGAAAGAACAGCTTTGGGAGTAACCGGATAATCGGCGCGCTCATTCTCATTAGCAACAGGAATGCTTTTGGGAACTGGGAGAAGCGCCGACTTCGCCCCGCCATCGTCCCTCCCAAAAAGGGAGCGGCGCGGAAGGTTGGAAAACGGGTCGTCTGTGATCGGCTTCTTTGTCATGTAGACTAATATTCATGACCCAAATCGCAAACGCAAGGTATTTTTAGTCTACACCCCTGAATTTTGTATCACCTACCGGCCACCACCCTTGACCAGCATCAAATAGCTCTGGGATGCCTTTTGAAGCCGGTCCTCGCCCGTCGCGCCGTTCGCTTGCCCCTCAATCTGCTTCTGCGGCGGGTTGCTCTCGCCGGGCGACGTCGAGACCATCACGGCCTTGAAAGTAGGGCTTTGGTACTTGGCGAGTTCCTTGGCCATGAAGGCCGTGCGATCGATCCAATCCCCGAATAGGCCTAGATCGCCTTCCGGGTTGGGCTCTACGCCTTTCTTCACTTCTTCGCGGGGGGTTGGCTGGTAACGATAGATTTGCTGCTCAGAGAGCTTCATAAGCCGTTCTAGGACATCTTTAGCAAGAACGGGCGCACCGCGCTTTTGGGCACCATCGATAATGACCTGAGCGGCAAGAGCTTCACGCTCTCGTGTTGCCTTGTTTTTGGTGCCCGGCTTCTTACCGCCCCGGCGTTCTCCAGGCTTTGATCCGGCTGGCATTCTATTTCATTTCAATTTTGCGATAATCCAAATCTATTCAGAATGGTAGATCAGAATGCCGGAAAGGCCAAGACGTCTCGTCGAGATCGGCCTTTCAACATATCAATACAGGTCCAACTTATTGATATTCATACTATTTCAAAGCATCGGCGACCATGGCCTCTGTCGGCTCGCGCATAGCTTTGATTGCGGCGCGGGCCTGCATTTCACATTTGATACCATCCACAGCTTCACATGAGCGGCAATAATCATCAAACGCCCCAGCCACCACAGGCTCGCCATCCTCTTCCGAGAGATAGATTATCTCATAAATCTTGCCGTCAGCACGAGATTTATTGGTACGGCCACGCAGTTCTGGAACAGCCATTATGGATGCGGTCACACGATCAACCATATCGTTCATTTTTATCTCACCTCAGCCTAAAAAAACCACCTGATCCGAGAAGGCACTCGATCAAATCGAAGCAAATTATAATCACGAAGATTGCGACGACAGCCCAAAGCACGATGTTAATGGCTTGGACCACGACGGAACCGGCCACACCAAGCGCCCGGAGAACGAAGGGGATCAACAGCCGGATAATCGCGACAACGGCGATAATGACGATGATCTGGATGAGAATGTGTTCAACCCATCCTAGTGAAAAGCAGTTCATGGCGGCGATCCTTCGCGTGAGGTGGAACCTTGGCAACGTTTGCTAGAGGGTTCGGTTCGGTCACCTCGCGGCCTCTCGCTCCGGACCTCTGATACAGAGAATTTTCAAATATTGCTTGCCCGGCTCCGGCAT